TTTGCAACAATTGCTGGCTTCGATGCCGCAACTAACTGCAATGGCTCGGATCTAACCGCACCTACCGGTGCTGTGATACGCTCTTTTCATCGGGTTCGGAACGCCATCTCGGCGAGTCCCAAACCGAGAATCTCAGGGTCTGACGACTCGATTTTTCCTTGAAATCGATTGCGGCAGTTGACCTTGTGCCACTTGCGGATGTGGCGGAATTGGTAGACGCGCTAGTTTCAGGTTCGCGTTTCTCAGCACTGCATTAATGAGTTAAGGCGGGGCTAGTCCCCGTCTTTTCTTTTGCCTAGGTCGCTCCACTAGTGGATAGCACTTTTTACCGGTACTAGCTGCACACATTTCTTGAGACAACATGGTTTCACCTGCTCTCACGGAGCAACAAATCGAACTGGAGAAGCGGGCCATTGCCTATGGGCGGGAACGGCTTCTCGATCAAACACGCAAGCTGGAGGAGCGCTCCTACGGGTCGGCAACGATCTATGGGTCCGCGAGTATCCAGGCGGCCCTTGGAGAGGTTTCACGGGTCATACAGGACACCCTCAAGCGCATCCATGAGGGCAAGAACGGGGTCGAGTTCGCCACCATCCACCAGTACCTCGCTGAGATTGAACCGGAGGCGGCAGCAGCCATTGCGTTGAAGCTGACCTTCGACAAGGTGTTCAGCCCAAAGGACAGGGCCAATGAAATCGCCAATGTGATCACAGCCATTGGCCAGGCTTTGGAGCAGGAGTGTCAGCTCCGCTGGTACGAGTCACAGGATCCTGAGCTGTATGACCGCATTAAGCGTCAGTACTGGCACAGCGCCTGTGGCACCCAGCAGAAGGCCACGGTGGCTCGCACGATGATGAATCGGCACGAGCATCACTGGGACAACTGGACAACGACCATACGAGCGAAGCTTGGTGGTTGGCTTCTTGACTGTGTGATGAAGGCCACTCAGTGGTTTGACAAACACATGGTCATCAAGGACAAAAAGCGCTGTACCTTGATTGTTCCCAGCCTTCTCTTTGCAATCCAAAAGGAGGAGCTGATGCAAGACGCGCTGATGTTTGCTCCAATGGCTTGGCCCATGTTGGTCCCACCACGAGATTGGAGTCCCATCAAGGCTGGTGGCTACCTCCTCAACGAGGTTATGCACGGGCATGAGATGGTTCGCAGGGGCGATAACGGATTAGTACAGGGGAACACGCCACTCCTGTTTTTGAACAAGCTCCAGAAGGTTGCCTACACGCTCAACGAGTCCATCGTCGACGTGGCTGAGACCTTGATGGAGCGTCAGTACAAGGTCGGTAAGTTCCTGCCGATCATTGAGCTACCCCTCCCCAACAAACCGTTCGACATCGCGGAGAACGAAGAGGCTAGGCACGAGTACAGACGGCAAGCAGCAGAGGTGTTGAACCACAACGCTGCGTCATTCAAACGGTCCTGCCGTACACGAATGACCATGGAGACCGTCAAGCTTTTCAAGGAGCGAGACAAGTTCTTTCTCCCGTGGTCATTTGACTATCGAGGGCGTACGTATCCGATCCCAGCCTTTCTCACCCCACAAGACACTGACTTCGGTAAGTCTCTACTGAAGTTTGCTGAACCGTCGTTCATGACGGATGAAGCAGAAGCGTGGCTGGCATTCCAAGTAGCAACTTGCTACGGGAATGGGTTGGACAAAGCTACGATGCAAGAACGTCAGGACTGGGTTCTTCAGAACCACAACCTGATTTCTCGTGTGGCTAACGCTCCACTTGTGGAGGTAGGTGAGTGGGAGGCTGCAGATGAGCCGTGGCAGTTCCTCGCTGCATGTGAGGAGTACAACGCTTGTGTCATTGAATGCACAAGAAGTTGGACAAATCTGCCGGTTGCTATTGACGCTACGTGCTCAGGACTACAGATCCTCTTACATCCGTGAAGCTCTCAAAGAAAAGGGTGCTGAGTTCACACCAGAAGAACTCACTCTGATTGTTAATGCAGTCAGAGAAGCGATGTATGAGGTTGTCCCCGGTCCAATGCGTGTCATGGACTGGATCAAACAAGAAGTTGGCGCAGCGTTCAAACGCGGCGTAGATCACCTTACTTGGGAGACGCCATCAGGTTTTGTTGTAAAACAAAATAGACGCAAAAGGAAAGTATCGACTGTACTTTTGCAGATCCTTGGTCGTTGTGAAGTGAACCTAACTACAGGTCACGAAGGACCAGATGTTGCTGGTCATAAGTCCAGCACAGCTCCCAATCTTATTCACTCTTTGGATGCTTCGATCCTTCATCAAGCATTCCTGAAGTTCAACGCACCGTTCACGGTGATCCACGATTCGGTGCTTTGTCGAGCAACTGACATGGGCACATTGAATCGCGTAGTCAGGGAAACCTACTGCGAAATCTTTTCATCCAGCAATCCACTTCTGGATTTTGCTGAAGCAATCGACGCCGAGACAGAGCCGCCAATCATTGGTGATCTCGATCTTGATTCCGTTCTTGAATCCACCTATTTCTTTTGTTAATGGCCCCAAAAACTATCGTCACTGAAAAGCCTGTTGTCCTTGAAGGTTACCAGGCTGTGATGAAGCCCAGCAAGTTTGGTTACTCTCTTGCTACTGTCTTTACCGATGATCTGATTGAACAACTGGAAGCAGACCGCACTGAGGTTCTCAAGTGGTGTGAATCCAAGTTGAAGAATCCGAAGCGTGCAACGCTGAAACCTGAACCATGGGAAGAAGTATCCGATGGTAAGTATAAAGTCAAGTTCTCCTGGACTGAGGAGAACTGCCCCACGATTGTCGATAGTGAGGGCACGGTCATCAACAACTCAGCACTTCCCGTTTATAGCGGAAGCACTGTGAAGCTGGCATTCTTCCAGAAGCCCTACATTCTCAAGGATGGTGTCACCTATGGCACCAGCTTGAAGTTGAAAGGTATTCAGATCATCAGCCTTTCCAGCAGTGCTGGTGTTGATACTGGTGACATGGATGCTGAAGACGTTGCTGAACTCTTTGGTAAAACCAAGGGATTCAAAGCTGAGGATCCAAACGTGACCCCGGCTCCTGCAACTGAAACCGACATCGATTTCTGATTCTGATGGCATTCCGCTCTGGGTTGGAGGAGAAGGTCGCTGATCTTCTCGCCAACCTGGGCGTGAAGTACGAGTATGAATCAACCAAGGTTGCTTATCAGATTCAACATAATTACTGCCCCGATTTCCTTCTACCTAATGGTATTTACCTTGAGGTGAAAGGTCATCTGACCGAAGAGGATCGTCGAAAGATGAAGGCAGTAAAGAATCAAAACCCTGACCTTGACATTCGCTTTGTATTTCAATCGCCCTATAACAAGATCTACAAAGGATCAAAAACTACGTACGCCAAATGGGCCGAGAAACACGGTTTCCAATGGTGCGTGTTCCACAGTATCCCTATCGAATGGCTGATGTAGAGCTGATCAAAGATCTAGCTACCAATCTAATCATGGCCCTTGACAAGCATTCCTCGCCGAATGACATTGTTGAGGGCTTTGAAGATGCATTGGATAGTTACGAAGAATTGATCCAACGTTTCCACACTGATGAAGTTGTCACTTGTTTCGCTGATGCATTGAACGAATGGCATTCGTATTTCCAGAACACCGCTGACATTTACGAAAAGCTGATCAATGCTGTTATCTCCCGATACAGAAACAAGTAGGTGCATTGCTCATGAACCTTGTCCTAATTGTGGTAGTCGAGACAATCTTGGTCGTTACGACGACGGCCATGGCTACTGCTTTGGGTGCCGCTATTGGGAACCTGGTGAATTCAACATTGTCCAACCGACAAAACAACGAATGACATTCCCCATCAAGGGAACGCCAGAACCACTACCTAAACGTGGCCTCAGTGAAGAGACTTGCCGTAAGTATCGAGTTCATCGAGAAGGCAATCAACTCTACTTCCATTACTTCGCAAAGGATGGAACATGTACTGGTGCCAAGGTAAAAACCCCTGACAAACAATTCCGATGGGAAGGAACCAACCCTGATGGACAACTCTTTGGACAGCAGCTCTTCCCAAGTTCTGGGAAACGAGTTGTTATCACCGAAGGAGAACTTGATGCACTTTCGTGTTATCAAGCTTACTCGGGGAATTGGCCGATGGTATCAATACCGGATGGTGCCAATTCGGCCAAGCGTGCGATTCAAAGGCAGCTTGAGTGGCTCCAGGGTTATGAGGAGGTTGTCCTCTTCTTTGATAACGACACACCAGGCCGTCAGGCTGCGAAGGATGCGGCAGGGGTATTACCACCGGGCAAGGTTAAGATCGCTCACTTGCCAGATTTCAAGGATGCTTCCGATGCACTCCAGGCTGGCAAGGCACAAGCGATTAAAGAGGCAATCTGGAATGCTTCCGCATACCGCCCAGACGGCATTGTCGAAGCGAAGAGCCTCCTAGAGCAGATCCTGAAACCGAACGATGATGGACTCCACGAATACCCATTCACCGGCCTTAATCGTAAGCTCCACGGAATACGCCTTGGTGAGCTTATTACAATTACTGCAGGCAGTGGAATCGGCAAAAGCTCATTCTGCCGTGAACTTGCAACTCACCTACTCGCCAAAGGTGAACGGGTCGGGTACTTGGCACTTGAAGAGAGCAACCGTCGAACAGCTCTTGGGCTAATGTCCGTTGCTGAAGGCAAGCCTTACCACATTGGTGAACACTCACGCACTGAACTAACAGATGTCTACTCCAGAACCCTTGGACATTGGCCGCTTTATCTTTTTGATGGCTTCGGTAGTTTTGATCCCGATGTTATTTATAACCGTGTGGAGTATCTTGCCCAAGGTCTTGACGTAAAGATTGTCTTCCTTGATCACCTCAGCATTTTGTTGAGTGGTCTGGATGGGGATGAAAGGCGGATGCTGGATGTGACGATGACTCGTCTTAGATCTCTTGTGGAACGTACAGGTATCACCTTGTTTCTTGTTTCACACCTACGCCGTACATCAAACGATCAGAACCATGAGGAAGGTGCGCGCGTCACATTAGGACAACTGAGAGGAAGTGCATCAATAGCCCAACTAAGTGATGCCGTTATTGCATTGGAGCGCAACCAACAAGCCGACACCGCAACAACTGTACGAGTTCTCAAGAACAGACATACGGGTGAAGTTGGCGTGGCTTGCAATCTTAACTACGACCTTAACACTTGCCGTTTTATCGAGCATGAACCCGAACAAGAGTTCGACCCAACAACAGACTTTTGATCCTTGGAACCTGCGTGGTCGTCTTCCTATGCAGCCTGTGTGGAAGGATCTGAGCACAGCAAAGAAGCATCGGTATGAATCCCGATTGATTCGACCCAACCCGCCTTCACCAGAAATGGTGCAGCGAGCACAACCCTACCGGGCAGACACGCTTCAGGAACTAGAGGCTGTGATCAAGTACCCCGCTAAATCCATTGATGTCTGACACCATCATCATCTGCACCCCAGAGGAAATGATCGCCATGCATGAGCGTGGTGAGATTAGTAGTTCAGGTCAGGTGATCACACTACCGATCCTCTTTGAGGTTCTTTGTGATTACTACGGAGTGGATTCTCGCTGGCAACCCAATGATGTCTACTGATGAACCTCCTCTTCGACATCGAGACTGACGGACTGTACGACAACCTTACGACCATCCACTGTGTTGCTATCAAAGACCTTGGTAACAATGAGGTTTATGTCTTTAACGATGAAGGTACTCAAGAGCCTATCGCTCGTGCCATCACGATGCTGGAAGGTGCTGAGACAATCATTGGGCAGAACGTAATCAACTACGACATTCCAGTCATCCAGAAGTTCTACCCGTGGTTCACACCACCAAGAACCATTGACACTCTTATTCTTAGCCGTTTGTATCATCCTGATCTGCTTAAGACTGATCAGACTAGGAAGTGGAACCACATGCCACTTCAACTCTACGGACGACATTCCTTAGAGGCATACGGTTACAGATTGGGCGAGTACAAGGGTGGCTTTGCTAAGCAAACTGACTGGAAAACTTGGTCACAAGACATGGAGGATTATTGCGTACAGGACTTACAAGTCACACACAAACTATGGAATCACTTCCACAAATACCTGACTGGATCTTACTAGAACATCAGGTAGCAGAAATCCTCACCAAACAACAGTTGCATGGATGGTACTTCGACGAACGATCCGCTCATGAGTTGGAATCAGAACTACGATCTGCATTTGACTCGCTGCAAGGATCTCTTCGACAGCGGCACCCTTTCGTTGCGGGAGGCGAGTTTACTCCTCGTCGTTCTAACAAGACCAAGGGATATCTACCTGGATGCACTTTTACGCGCCTCAAGGATCTTAGCCCAACCTCGCGAGATCACATCGCGTGGGTCATGCAGGAGTTCTATGGATGGGAACCAACCCAGTTCACAGAATCTGGAAAAGCAACTATTGACGAAGTAGTTCTAAAGGACATAGGTACTCCAATTGCACTTGAGTTCTTTCAGTGTTTGGAACTGACCAAGCAGCTTGGCATGTTGTCAGACGGCAATAACGCCTGGCTAAAGCTTGTCAGAAAGGGCCGAATTCATCACAACTGCTCCGTCTCTACTAACACTCACCGATGTGCCCATAGAAACCCAAATCTGGCCCAAGTCCCATCAGATGAGCGATTCAGACGACTCTTCACTGCAACTCCAGGACTATGCATGGTTGGGGCCGATCTTAGCGGCATCGAGTTGCGGATGTTCGCGCATTACCTTAGTAGGTATGACGGTGGTCGCTATGGTGAGATCTTGCTTAATGGCGACATCCACCAAGTTAATGCCGACAAGATTGGCATTAGTCGTAAGCTCGTCAAAACCGTTACCTATGCTTTTCTTTATGGGGCAGGTAACGAGAAGATCGGACTTTCCTATGACCCTCAGCTTCCTGCCGATAAGGCAAAGAAAAAGGGGGCAGAGATACGGCAAGCGTATCTTGATGCAATTGAAGGTCTTAGCGATCTTGTTGAGGCCGTCAAGAAAAAGGTTCAATCAGTTGGCCACATCAATTCAATTGATGGACGGCGTATCGCTGTTGATGGACCCCATAAAGCTTTGAACTATCTCCTGCAATCAGGGGCTGGTGTCATTGCAAAGCGATGGATGGTCATCGCTAACGATCAAATTAAACAACTGAATATCGAAGCTAATCAACTGGCATTTGTTCATGATGAGCTTCAGTTTGAATGTAACCCCGCTCATGCGGACACATTGATGTTCAACCTTGAACTTGCTGCAGCACAAGCTGGAGAGTTCTACGACCTACGGATCCCGATTGCAGCGGAAGCTGGCAAAGGTGATACGTGGGCCAACACCCACTAACAATGAATAGATGAACGCCATCGTCATACAGACGACCAAGCTACTTCCAACATTACCTTCGACATTCACCAGTGGCGACCAGTTAGTCAGCTACGTAAAGGGCTGCGAGTCAATTCGCCAAGCCGTCAACGAGGCCATTGACTACCGGATTGGGGAAGCCCTCTCCAAGGCCAAGGAAGAGCTGCCCCATGGACAGTTTCTACCTGCTTGTGCAGAGCTTGGGTTGACCAAGAACGATCCGGCTCGTCTGATCGCTTGGTATGAAGCTTGTGAAAATCCCGGAATCCGGGAATTTGACCCTGCCTCCGCCGAGCAGAAGATGTCTCGTCACGCACGAGAAGAGTTCTGCCGAGCACCAGACGAGGTTAAGGCTGTTGTCGTTGAGGACATAGCCAAGCCAGAAATCACCAAAATCACAGCAGCCGACATCAAACGCATGTCCCCTGCTCGTGAGTTACAGCCTGGTGAGAAGACACACCCTGACTACGACCAGATTCTTTCACTCTTTCAACAAATTAACAGACTCACCAATGTCAACCAATTCTCTGACAACTTCTCAAGTGATGAGTGGTTCAGTATCTTGGGATCATGGGAAAACTGCGGCATGGCAATACGTGCCAAGTGTGATTACATCGAGCGATATGAATCAGATCGAGAAGGCGCAATCACCGTTGACTGTAACGAAGCACCTTGAGCATAAAAGTGTTGAATACGCACTGAAGTCTCTTTGCTACGGGGCCGTATATCAGGGGCACGACAATAAGACAGTATACAAAAATATCAAGTCGATAATTCGGGATCTAATCAAGAAAGGCTACCTGCCAAAGGACTCTTATCTAGGTCGGCTTAGCTTCGCTGGGATTCCGTCTATGACACGTGTAGCAATTAAGGTGAGCGCCGAGTATCTACATAATCTGAGCGATAGGATTGTTCTATACGCACTTGATAATAACTACGACCCGGACGAATTGTTGCGAGTGCTGAACTACTGCGCTATCAACGCTGCGTCGAATGGTGTATTGAAGTTTGAGAGCATCACTTGCCAGAAAGTATTCCGCGTCCTACGTGGTCTCCCAGTATCCGTCCGAAAAGGGGTTCTTGAAGGTCGTTATAAAACCATCAACCTGTTTAACGCTGTCTAATGTCCACGACTAAATCCAAAACAAACCTAGCCAAGAAACAATTTGAATCACGTGCCAAGTTCAAGCACACTCGTCAAGGCAACGGAACACGCTCACTCCCCAAAGGCACTAAAAAACTACGTCGAGGGCAAGGGAAATGACCTTACTCATTGACGCTGACTTCCTTGCGTACAAAACATGTGCTGCTTGTGAAGATGAGATCGACTTCAACGACGACGTAATCGTTGTCACGAGTCGCTTCTCGGAAGTGCTGGAGATGTTCCAGAAGGAACTGATGTCCATTGCTGAATGCATGGGGCAGTTCGATGACTTCATCCTGTTCTTCAGTAGCCCAAA